TATTCTTTATTACTATTCTAAACCAAGTGACAAGAAAAAATCTGATTATTTAATCTATATATTTGGAATATTTAATTCAATATTTTTAATTATCATGTATACAACTTTAACATATTTTACAACAGATGGTTTTAGAAATATTACCATATAATATCTCTTATTAATTATTAACACTGATTAATTTTAGAAAATTTAAAAGTCAATCCAATTTGTGTTTCGGTTTCCCAAATACCCGAAATTTTTAATATAAATAAAGAATTATGTGTTTTATCTATATCAATATTTTCTGAAAATATTTTAATATTTCCTCCGCGCAATTGCTCATATATTGTTTTTTGTATAATCTTATTTTTATTATTTAATTTTTTGAGTATTTCTTCTTCAATTTTTTGTATACCATCAATAATATTTTTGTTATTTACTAAATTAAAAGAACATTTATATTTATTATAGAATTTTTCAATCATTACATCATATAACTGAATAAATAAATTAATTCCATTTGTAACAAAATATTCTGTAGAATAAATGAGTCTGATAAAAACACCATCGTTTACTACATTATTTTTAATTGAATCACAGAAATATATGTTATTTATATCGAATTGATTTGTATTTAATGCTATATTCATTTTATAATGGTAATTTACTATAAATAATCATTTTGTTTTTAAGTTTAATTATTTGTTGAATAATGTAACGGATAATGAATTGATTTAGATAGAATAATAAAATAAATATGATTAATTAGTTATAAAATTAAATAAAGAATAATTCAATAGATATAATAGATAGATTTTATGAAATTTCATGAAAGCCATTTTGAAGAATATGTACATTCCTGTGAAAAAAAAAATTTACATCCAACATTTGATAAAATTGTTAAAAAAATACCGAATGAAATAAAAAATTTGAAAAATATTATTTTTTATGGCGCGAGTGGTGTTGGTAAATATTCGATTGTCTTGAAATGTATTAAAAAATATAGTCCATCTGAATTGAAATACGAAAAAAAAATAAGTATATTGTATAATAAAATACAGTATTATTTCAAAATAAGTGATATACATTATGAGGTGGATTTATCATTACTTGGGTGTAATTCCAAATTATTATGGCATGAAATATATGTACAAATTATTGACATTATTTCAGCAAAAACAAATAAAATTGGAATTATATTATGTAAAAATTTTCAGGATATTCATAGTGAATTACTTGAAAATTTTTATAGTTATATGCAGCAAAACAATGCTTCGTCAATAGATTTAAAATTTATTATTATTAGCGAACAAATTAGTTTTATACCAGATAATATATTGAATTGTTGTGAAATTATAAATATTGCACGACCAATGAAAACAAATTATGAAAAATGTCTAAACAAAAAAATATATACTCCATTAAATCAAATATCCAACATAAAGAATGTAAATTCAGAGGTGAATCAATTATTGATGCAGCCGTATAAATTAATATGTAATAAAATTATTAATGTAATAATTGATGTTGAAAGTTGTAAATTTTTAAAATTACGTGATTTACTTTATGACATGTTTATTTATAATTTGGATATTAGCGAATGTATATGGTATATCCTGGATGTATTAGTAAGTCATAAAAAAATTAAACAAGAAAATATATCAGATGTATTGATAAAGACATATACTTTTTTTCAATATTATAACAATAATTATAGACCTATTTATCATATAGAAAATTTTATTCTCTATTTATCAACTATAGTAAGCAATAAATAATAACTTAAATATTCATTTATAATATTCATTATAGTAATTAATTTATAATCAACAATCTATAATGAATTTACAAGAAGCATTACAAATCATGAAAATAGAAAATGGATTTAGTAATCTTTCTCTCGATACCCTAAAAAAAAAATACCATAAACTAGCATTAATTCATCATCCTGATAAGAATGGAAATAGTGTAGAGGCGAAAGAAAAGTTTCAAAAATTAGGGGAGGCTTATGAATTATTAAAAAAAGAATTGGGTTATATGAATCATGATACCGAAATGGAAACAGAAGATCCCATATTTAACAATCCAAGTGAAAGCAACGGATATTCCTTTTTGTTGAATATGTTTTTACAAAATATTATTAATGGGCAATATAGTGAAAGTGTCAAGACAATCATCAGAGATATAGTAAGTGGTTGTAAAGATATTTCTTTAAAAATGTTTGATAAAATGGATAGGGAAACATCATTATATATATATAATTTCATTATCAAATACAAAGATTTATTTCATTTAAATGATTCTATTTTAAACACTGTGAGAGAAATTATCCTCGAAAAATTTAAAGATATACAAATCTTTACATTAAATCCAAGTATTGACGATTTGTTTGAAAACAATGTATACAAACTGGAATACAATAATAAATTATATTTTGTTCCGCTATGGCATGGCGAGGTTTATTTTGATGCGGATACTGATGACGCAGCTACAAGTGATGTCAAAGAAATTATTGTAAAATGTATGCCAGAATTACCAGATCATATGTGTATAGATGAAAATAATCATTTATATGTAAATGTAAATATAAAATTCAGTCTTTCTCTCCTCAAGGAGAAAACAACAAGTATTTTTGTGGGAAAAAAAAGGTATGACATACCTAATGAAGAATTGTATTGTAAACAAAATCAGAATTATATTTTCAAGAATCGTGGTATATCACAAATAGATGAGCATGACATGTATAATATTAAAAAAAAAGGGGATGTTGTAATACGGATAAATTTTATTTAACATATAACATATTTTATAAATATTTATTGATTTCTAAAATAAAAATCAATAAATGATATTCTACATGTTTTCATTTACAAAGACATTAGACTGGCATAAAAATATGGTTTGAAAGAACAATAATACATGAAAAGCCAAATGATTCATATGATAAAACGGTTTTACCATTCCATTTATAAAAATTAACGCCGTTATTAATAGCATATTATTTATATTATACAGATCATTTGTATTAAAAATAATAATGAGCGTATCGACCAAAATAGGTAATCCATTAAAGAAAGATAATGCTGCGAATTTGTCCGGAATACCGTCAGTAATTGTCATGTTTTCATTATCACCTTTTATTTTAAACATGTATTTTACAAAATGATACATGCTAGAACTATGAAATAGTAATGAAACATATACTAATGTGATATTTATATACATATTTTGAGACATGGTAGTTAATGAAACATACAGATTTGTATTGGTTAATACGCATAAAAAACAACGAATATTTATAAGCAATACATCATCTATATAATACCATATTAAATCATCATCTAAAACATTTTTGTCAAATTTATATTTGGTTACCCTATTATGATACCCATATGATGTTATAGATAACATAGTTACACCAAATATATCTAAAAAATAAATATGATTAAGAAAAGGTTTATATATAGATAAACATGCCAAAATTGATAAGAAATACATATACTTTATTATATGTTCGGTTTGATAAAATGATAATACTATACATGATTGATTTATTTTTTTTACAAAAGTTTTTATAATTATAGAAAACCAATATAAATTCATGAAATAAAGTAAATATATTCCTATTTTTATTAACATCGCATCAAATACATCATAATATTTATCTATTTCAAGATGAAGGGTTTCATTATATATTACTTTGTTGGTATATTGATATATGCGTGTATAGATAAATAAAACTATGAATAATATATTATTCACAAGTGTGATTGTTTTATATTTTTCTGGAATAAACTCGCAAAATACTAAAAAAATACTACTTATTTCAGTTTTCATTGCAATTAATATTGATGGCATTAAATTTGATAATGCATGTATAGAATTCAATGATGGACAAATCAAAAGTAATGCTGCTATATGATGAATCATTAAATCTGGGGTACATAATAAAAAATCAAAAATACACTGCCATTTAACTATTGAAAGCATTCTAATGTGCGTATTTATATCATTCGAATAACACGCATATGTAGCATATAATACAAGTGGAAAACAATACAAATTTTGTATCATTTTAAATATATTGATTGTTTTAGTTTTAGTATCATTATTCATTGGCATGACTGCAATTATACAATCTAACAAAATCATTTTATAATTGTATTATTATATCATCGTTTTTCTAATATATTTAATTAATATATTTAGCCGGGGTAATATTTAATAATTTTATATACAATTAATACATAATACACATGATAATGTTTGACTTGTTTAGTTCAATACAAATATTGGGCGGAGTTTTATTCCTGTCAACATTCACATCATTTGTTATATGCAAATTTTACAATTATCCATTTATAAATCCCGAATATACACTTGAAAAAACATATAATCGTTCAACAAAAATCGCAGTAAATTTATTAATCATATCAACCGAAACTGTTTTTTTAACGACAAATATATTATATCCCCGTTTAGATGAACGATCTCATTCACTACCTCATTCAATGGCAAATATATTTTTATATGTATTATGTGTTGAATTATTTTATTATACTTATCATATTTGGATACATAAAAATCCTCTATACAAATATATACACGCGGATCATCATTCATCATTGGATGTATATCCATTTGATACATTTTACATCAACTTGTACGATTATCAGTTTTTGATTTTATCACTGGGAGTCCCATTAATCATTGTAAAAGTAAACATGATGGAGCATATATTGACTTTATATTATTATCTAACATATTCATATTTAACGCATTCAAAATTATTATGCGACCATCACCATATACACCATAAAAAATTTGTCTGTAATTATTGTTTATCAATACCGATATTTGATATATTATTTGGCACTTATTATAACAGTAACAATGAAAAAAGGGTTATTTAATTACATGATTCATAATAATAATAATAAATTCGTTAGATTATTGTCTATATATTTTTTGGATAATATTTTTCTATTTTTTCCTAATAAAATAGGTATTACTCTAAATGATTAAGGTATAAAAATTTAATTATTTGTTTTATTAAATTCATTCTCCCAATTAATAAATTTAGCTAACCATTCAATCTCTCCGTGGGTTGAAACAGATGGAATACAAGATATTAAACGACGACCATTTAATTTATATAAATCGCAAAATATCTGAAAATCGTAAGGATGAGTTGTAGAACAATATTTTTTAAATATATTATAATCTTTTTTTATAGTTCCAACTTTTGTTGCAAATGTCATACAACAACTATTTGTTCTTTTCCAGTGTCTACTATTACTTAAAATAACTCTTGTAAATTCTCCCCCATTTTCAATGAATGGATTGGGTCCACCTTCATTATGGTTTATGTATTTATCAGGGTGATCATAACCCGATGAATAATCCGCAATATCAAGACCTTCTTCAATAATTTTTGGCGCGTCTTCGGTGTAAATATAGTCATCCTCGGCAAAATATATTTTATTATTGTCTTTAAAATTATTTATTGCGAAATTTAAAGAGTACATAAAAGAACCTGCGTTTGAAAGGGATGTTCTTATTATTTTATTACTTTCTATATAGTCATTCAAAAAATTATATGTTTCGTCACTTACGTTATCAGCAAAAACATAAATATCATATCCTTTAAATATTTTTAAAAAATGTAAAAAACACCCTCTTTTGGTTACATAATGTGGTTTAATTTTATTATATCCTCCGTCGCTTATACGATAAAGAATTATCATTTATAATATATAATAATATTTATTGTTAATATTAACATAAAATAATAATATTAATAATAAATATAAAATGGGATTTATACCTAAAGTAATATATCAAACGTGGAAAACAAAAACTCTTCATAAACATGTACAATCTGTTCTTAATAAAATTCAACAATTAAATCCTTCTTACACCATGGAATTACACGATGATCATGACATGAATGAATTTATGAAAGTTGAATACCCATATATTTATCCATATTATATGACATTAAAAATCGGTGCCTCT